TTTTAGCCGCCTGTACTGCATCGCTCAGTTGTATTGTTATAATGGGGCAGTAATGAAATGGGCGGCGCTGTTATTACTGCTATCAACGAGTGTATTCGGGTATGACGTTAAATATTCGTGCGATTACCCGACGACCCGAGAAAATGGCGACGCCTTGGCGCGTGGAGAAATCAGCGAAGTTCTCGTTTATGTTGAAGATAGCAACGGCGATTCTTTTGTCGTCCGCGACACTGACGACACATGCGGTGGAGAAATCGCAGGACTTCCAGACGGACAAGCCACGTTTTACGCGTCAACCGTCGACAGCTCCGGCCTTGTCAGTACGGGCAGTGACTCGATCACCATCGACAACGGTGTTGATCCGGTCAATAGGATTTTGGGAGCGCCCGGACTTAGCTTTACGATTGTCTCGACTACAGAACCGCCACCAGTTGACCCAATCCCGCCAATCAATACAGGCGGTGAAGTAATGGCTATTGAAAGCACAGCGCCAGAGTCGTTTCTTGTTGTAACTGATAATGGTGGGGTTGGCGGAGCTTTATACGACTGGACACAATCTATAACAATTCCAGAAGGTGCTGATGTTCTTACGGTTAGAGTAGGCGGCATTCTCGGAGGACCAACAGCAGTACGGTTCAATGGCGAAGCAATGACTTCGGCAGTTTACACAACTGATGCCGATGTTGGTTTTACTCAAATATATTATCTAATCAATCCAGATGTAGGAACATTTGATCTTGTTCTTGATGGAAATACGGGTTCAGCAAGTCATTGGAGAGCAATTACAAACACGCAATCAGGGGTTGATAAAGCTAATCTGATTGCAGACACAGGGGTATTTTCTAATAGCTGGTTTGGCTCAGCAACTGTTACTCTAGCTACCTCGCCTGATGTACTGGCGATGGATATAGTGTCTGTCTATGTTGCAAGGACACCGACAAACGGCATTGATCAAGAGGCTGAAACGCCAGTTGAAGTAGCCTCGACATATCACAGTGTAAGAACATCAAAAATAATAGCTGTTGGAGCCTCAACGGTTCTTGACTGGACGGTTGATGGTTCTTGGCGCATCTCTCAGGCGGCTGTTGCGTATAATCCGGCGACCGGAGGCGGCGGCGGCACAGCTTACACACTGCCAGCAGACACCGGAACATTCGTCCAAACAGGAATAATCGCAGGACTATTAGCGGCTCGAAATATCGTAGCGGCTCCGGCTTCGTTTGTTGAAGCTGGCATTGACGCGGATTTACTAACAGCTCGCGGCTTGCCGGTTGATGCTGGGTCGTTTGAACAGACGGGCAATAGTGCTGGACTTTTGTTCGATCGCACTATCAGCACAGATTCAGCGGCGTTTAATTTAACCAGTAGCAATGCCGGTCTGATTTACAACCTTGATTACATCCTCTCGGCCGAAAACGGAAACTTTGCGGTAACTGGTAGCGACGCTGGCTTGTCTTATCTTGTTGGCTATTCGCTAGGGGCTGAAAGTGCCGATTTTGGCATAACCGGAACTGATGCAGGGTTTAGCGCAGAACGGTTTATCTCGGCGCAAACAGACAGCTACGATCTAACCGGCACGGATAGCGCGTTCAACATTCTAACCGGGTATTTCATAGCGGCTGGCAATGGCGCTTTCAGCAATACGTTTAGCGACTCCGGCGTTTCTGCGACGCGCACAATGCCTGCAAGTGTTTCGAGTTATTCGCTGTCTGGCGCAGACATCGGGTTTGCTAAGGGTTATAGCATTGCGTTAGATAGTTCGGCTTTCAGCAGTTCTTTATTAGATGCTGGGCTGACACTGGATCGGTATTTATCGGCACTATCTACGCAAGTCTCACTAAATCTGAACGGGGCGATTATTAGCTATTCTGAGGCGGCAGATTTTGCTGACATCGACGGCATCATAACAATGCTATCGATTACTCCATCGATCTCAATAAGCAGCGACACAAACACCAGGACAATTCAGTAGAGGAAATAAATCATGGCAGCGTTCAACAAAATCAATTCATTCGTCGAAGCACTGGCAGAGGGTTCTCATAATCTCGGTAGTGACACGTTAAAAGCAATGCTCACAAATACCGCACCGGTTGCGAGCAATACCGTTAAAGCCAATTTAACTGAAATTAGCGCAGGCAATGGTTATGTTGCGGGCGGCATGACTATCGATGTATCTAGCAGCTCGCAAACCGGTGGCACGTACACTCTGGTTGCGACCGACGAGGTATTAAACGCATCTGGGGGTTCTATCGGGCCGTTTCGATATGTCGCAATGTACAATGATACAGCAACGAGCGACCAGCTAATCGGCTGGTATGATTACGGATCTAGCATTACGCTAAACGACGGTGAGAGTTTCACCATTGATTTCGGCGCTAGTGTGTTGTCTCTCGCATGATAGAGATCGTCTATAAACTGCGAGATAACCCGAACACGATCAAAATTAGCGAGGATGGAGCTCCCATTGATTTTACATCGTGTACGCGCATGACGATGGCATTTGACGGCCTCGACATTGTTGCTGACACAGATGTAGATAGCTCACTGATCGATTGGTCGCAGGGAAATGGTGTCATTGAGTTCAATATCAATGATTTGAGCATAACGTCGGATGACCGGCTGGATGTGCTGCTGGTCGCCTATGATCAGTTACACCCTGACGGCCAAGTTTTAACACACCCATCTAAACGAGAATTGCAGTTTAAATTCGTTTCTGCATGATCAATTAGCAAACACCAACGCCGTGACACACGCACCGGCGCTTGACTTGCGAGAATCCCATGACAACAAAGAAAGCACCGGCCAAAAAAAAGGTCGTGAAAAAACTCGCCACGAAGAAAGTGACGAAGAAGAAAGTGGCCAAAAAAAAGGTCGTGAAAAAACTCGCCACGAAGAAAGTGACGAAGAAGAAAGTGGTTAAAAAAAAGGGTAAGCCAACAACCTACTCTGACGCTATTTGCGATGTGATTTGTGAGGGAATAGCGGAAGGGCGGTCGCTGGCGAGAATTTGTCAGGACGACAATATGCCACGACCTAGAACAGTGTACGACTGGCTAAGAAGACATCCTGAATTCCTGAAAAATTACGAGTACGCAAAAGAGGATCAGGCTGATTTTCTAGTTGAAGAAATACTGGACATCGTGGACAACCAGGCATCACAGCCAGTTGTGGTTGATGGCATACCGCTGATGGTTGATGACAAGCCGGTCATGGTGGCGGATAACGTATCTGTAGCTCACGCACGACTACGGCATGACGCAAGAAAATGGGCGGCAAGCAAATTCAAGCCGAAAAAATACGGCGACAAGCTCAATGTAGAAAATACAGGGGCTGGCGGCGGGCCGATACGGCACGAGTGGAGCATTATGCCAGTGACAACCAAGGACAGTGCGTGAAGCAGGTCAGTTTGCGGATTGTCGATAAACTGGTGCCGCTCATACAAAAGCCCAAGCGCATTAAAATTGTTGTTGGTGGACGAGGCTCTGGGAAATCCACTGGCATTGGCGACATCATGCTGATGTTTGCTGACAGCGGCGAACGAATTTGCTGCACAAGAGAGTTCCAGAATTCCATCGATGACTCCGTACACGAAAACCTAAAAGTTGAAATTGACAGATTGGGGCTTGAGGGGTTCAACGTGATGGCTAGTGAGATTCACAGCCCATCCGGCGGCCAACTGTTCTACAAGGGCTTGGCGCGAAACATCACCAGTTTAAAATCACTGGCCAACGTCAATCGGCTATGGATCGAAGAGGGCGAGAGCGTAAGCACAAAATCACTCAAAGTATTAACGCCGTCCATTCGATCAAGTGCTGCTGGAAACGCGGAAGACGGCGACCCACCAGAAATATGGGTATCAATGAACCGCGGCAGTAGTAAGGATGCCATTTCAAAAAAATACCTATCTAGGGCGGAGAGCGAACTATCACGTTGCGGCTATTACGAGGATGACCTAATGATCGCGGTCGAAGTAAATTGGACTGACAATCCGTGGTTTCCGCCAGAGCTAGAGCAAGAGCGACAGGATGATTTTGAAAACCTATCAACGGCAGAATACGACCACATCTGGGGTGGCGCATACGCGGATACTGTAGAGAACGCCATTATTAAGCCGGAATGGTTCGATGCCTGCATTGATGCGCATATAAAGCTAGGGTTTGAGCCGATGGGACAAGAGCGTGTTTCATACGATCCGGCAGATACGGGTGACGCTAAAGCCGTGGCTCATTCGCACGGAAGCGTAGTGATGGATGTAAGAGAAACGCAGTCAGGGTTGATTGATACTGCTACAGACTGGGCAACCTCATACGCAATTGAAAAGCGGCCAGACACGTTTACATGGGATGCTGACGGTATAGGTGGCGGGTTAAAGCGGCAAATAGAAACAGCATTGAGAGGCAAGCGAATCAATTTTCAGCCGTTTAAGGGTTCAGAGGGCGCAGATAATGCCGAGCGATTGTATGGCTCTGATGCTGGCGCGATAGGAAACAAAAAGGAAGGCAAGACCAATAAGGAGATGTTCACTAATAAACGCGCGCAGTACTACTGGACGTTGCGCGACAGAATGCTACGAACCTACCAAGCGATTACTGATCCATCCAAAAAATACGCATCTCCTGATGATCTTATTAGCTTCAGTAGTGAGATAGAAAATATACAGGCGCTTAGAGCCGAGCTGTGCAGAATACCGCGAAAGTTCGTCGCATCCGGTCGTTATCAGTTAATGACAAAGCTCGAAATGAAGGCAATGGACATCGACTCACCAAATATGGCCGACGC